ACGGGACCGTTGAACACCATGCCGCTCCCGCCGCGCTGGCCGGGGGTCAGGACTTCCTCACCATCACGCAGCAGCGCGAGGCCTTCGGTGGCACCGGGAGGCGCCCGGTAGATGCCACCGGAGTGCAGTGTCGGGATGTCCGGGGTGCTGATCGTGTTGCCGCCGATCTTCTTCCCGAACGCCGAGATCGAAGGGAGCGTGAACGAAAGGTCGTTCCACTTGCGGATGATCCAGTTGATGGCTGCCTTGAACGCGTTCTTGATCCCGTCGAACAGACCCTTGGCGGCGGTGCTGACCTTCCCCGGCATCTCCGTGAACCGGTCGATCACCCACTGAATGCCCCAGGAGACGGCGGTCTTGATGCCCTCCATGGCCAGCCCGGGCACCTTCTTGATGCCGTCCCACGCACCGCGCCACATCGCATCGAGCGTCTCGAGCGTCACGGAGATCGCCAAGCGGATGAGCTCGAGCCCGTACTTGACGAGTCCCTGAATGGCGTTCCACACACCGGAGGCTGTCTGCTTGATGCCCTCCCAGACGCCGGCCCAGTCGCCGTGGATCAGCGACGTGACGGTCTTGATAATCCCCTGAATGGCGGTCATGACACCGCCGATGTACTGCTGGATCGGACCCCACACGCGGCGGGTGAACGACATGATGTTGTCACCGAAGTTGGCCCACAGCGTCTTGATCACATCGACCACGCCACCGATCACAGTCGACATGGTCTGAGCAGCCTTCTGGATGCCCTCGAACAGCGACTTGGCTGTGGCCGTGACGGTCGGACCGTTGACCTTCCACCATGCGGACACGGCGTCGAACGCCTTGGGCAGCTTGTCGCCCATCCATGCGGCGACGCTGGTGAGCGCCGGGGTCAGCTTCGTGGCGAGCGTTTCCTTCATCTCGCCGAACTGGGCCTTGAGCTTGTTCTGGGCCTGGAGCGCACCGTTGCCGCCCTTAGCAAACGCCTTCTGGGCATCAGTCGACTTGGCGAAGATCAGCTCTTGCGTGGCGACCGCTTGTGCCTGTGCGAGCGCAGCGCCGGTGAGCTTGTCCTGCCCCTTCGCCGCGAGCTTGGCGTCGACCTCGTTCTGCGAGATCGAGATCCCCAGTTCCTTGAGGCCGTCGCGCTCGCCGAGCATCGCCTTCGCCAGCGTGTCCGACGCCGCGGCTGCGCTGACCTTGCCGCCCGACCACGACGACAGAGCCCCGGACAGACCGACGACCTCCTTCGACATGTTCGCGGCCTCGGCCGAGGTGAATCCCATCGGCTTGAGCAGGTCGCCGAACGACGCTGCCTGACCGGCCAGTTGGTCGTCGGTCATGCCGAACGATTCGGCGTTGTTGTCGGCCCACTTCTGGACGTCGGCGTTCGATCCCTCGAACACGGTGGCGGCCTTCTGCTTCCACGCTTCCAGTTCGGCGCCGGTGCCGAGCAGTTCCTTCCCGATGGCGATGCCTGCGAACGCGCCGCCGATCGCGACGGCGCCACCGGTAGCGACACCGGAGAACATCGCCTTGAACTTGGAACCGGTGTTCGACGACGCCTTGCCGAAGGCTCGCTCCGTGTTGCCTGCGGCGGTCGTACCGGCACCACTGAGCTCGCTGGTGATGTTGCCCTTCATCCCACGTGCGGAGGGGATGAGGGAGATGTAGGCGGAAGCCAGTTCGGTTGCCATCACACCTCCGTTTCGGGTTGCTGCTCGCGTAGGCGGGCTAGTAGTTGCTCTGGACTCATCCGCGACCTGGACGACTGGTGCGGCTCGAGGCCCATGAGGGCACCGAGGACCGGCGTCGGTTGCGGACCGCGGGTCTTCGGCGCCAGTTCCAGCCAGATGCCGAGGTGGAGCGCGTCGACGGTCATGGCTGCGATCTGTGTGGCGAGCGGGATGCCCGCATCACCACCGACCAACGAGCGGACGTACGCGGACTCGGGCGGTAGCTGCGTGATGAACACCCGGAGGCGCCGCCAAGGCAGACGGGGTGTACCGAGGTCGGCCCACAGGTGGAGCCCGTGGTACCGGTGCAGGTCGGCCTCCAGCGCGTCGGGATGCTCCGACAGGATCGCTAGGAGGCCGCGTCTTCCCCCGGCGTCGACCCCTCATCACCCGGTGCGGGTGGTTCGTCGCTGATGGCCTTGATCGCCTGGGCGAGCAGGACCGCCGACCCGCCCACAGCGACGAACCCGGCGTAGTCGTCGAGCATCAACGGGGCGAGAGCGAGCATGTCGTCCTCGTCGGCGGCCACGAACTTGGCGTAGTCGTCGTCCGACATCAGTTCCGGTGGGACCAGATGGAACGTCTTGCCTGCGAACGTGACCGGGCGGGAACGCTCGGTCTCGATCTTCGTCTTGAGCGCGTCGAGGTCGAAGGGGTCTGCCATGAGCGGGCCTTTCGTTGGGAGCGGGCTGGTGAACGGCAGGTCCGGGGCGCCCGCTCAAGGAACCCCGGACCGGCCGACTCAGGAGACGACCGCGGCAGGGTCGGTGGTGATCTCCGTGTAGAGCAGCCCCGCAGCAGACGGGTAGATGTTGATCGTGAGCTCGAACATCACCATGTCCTCGTCGCCGGCCTTGATCTCGGCTACCTCGACGACCTCACCGCGGGCGATGTGGATCCGGCGCTTGTAGGTGCCGTCCACCTGGGACAGCACGAAGGCACGCTCCAAGGTCTCGGGCACGTAGATCGCACGGGTCGTGAGACCGGTGGTCGTGGACTGGGTGGACCCCGGGTTGATCAGCGGGAACGCGTTCTCGTTGGACTCGAGCGTCGTCACCTTGAACGACCGCTTGTGCTTCGAGCGGGTGGTGCGGATCAGCACACCGCCGGACGCGTAGTGGTCCTTCGAGTCCTGCTCGCGCTGCTCGGTGAAGCCGTCTTCGGTGACGAACCCCAGATCCTTGAACGCGACGTCGAGCGACGTGGTCACGTCGGTGGGGGCGGTGGTTCCGACTGCGCCGGCGTAGACGGTGGAGTCGACCCAGATGCGTGGGTTTGCGGTGGTGCCCATGGTCAGGCTCCTTCGTGGTTGGCGCTGTCAGGCGCGGCGGGCGAGCGGGCTTCGATGGCCGCGACGATCTCGGCCTTCGTCTTGGCGCCGTCGAGGGGGATGCCCTCGGCTTCGGCGTAGGTCTTGAGGTCTGCGACGGTCGACGGCAATCCCTCGGGGACACGGGCGAACCCGTCGCGCAGCAGGCGGATCGCCGTGGCGTCGTCCACGTCGGCGGTGACATCGAGGTCGACACCGGTCTCGTCGACGGCGGCAGGGTGGGCGATGATGATCTTCACGGGTGCTCCTATGCGGGAGAGGCGCCACGGAGGGCGATGTTGAACGTCTGCGTGTAACGCGGCTGGTCCGACAGGTCGTCGGGGAGAACGCCGGGGCCGGCCTGCTCGGTCACCTGGTAGACCGCGACGCCGTTCACGACTGAACCGCAGGCGCCGCCGATGTGTGCCCGTGCGAGCTGGGCGAGGTCGTGGGCTGCCTCTTCGGTTGCGCCCCAGGATTCGACGGTGATCTGGGCGTTGTCGGTGACGAGGTTCTTGCGGGGGCCGCCGGTGCGCTGGACGGTCACGAACGAGGCGGGCCGAGGGTTCGGGGCCTTGGACCGGACAGGGACCGGCAGCACGGCGTCGAGGATGCGGCACACGACATCGGTGGCATCGGGAAACACGACGACGGCACTGGTGGTCATCGGCCGGCGTCCAGTGCCCGGGTGAGTCGGCGGTCCTTGGCTTCACCGCGCTTGGCCCGGTTCGTGGCAGTCCAGACACCACCACGGGCGCGCACTGGGCCGACGGTGACGCCGGACTTCATGCCTTCGCCTGCGGCTGCGGCGATGCGGTCGACTCGGCGCTGGACATCGCCCTGCACCTCGCTCGACCGCAGGAGGTCCTTGACGCCGGCGGGGTTCAGCTTGACGGTCACGTCTCTGGGCATCAGCCGTCCACCCTCTCGAGGTCGATCACTGTTCCGTCGGCCGTGTCGGTGAACGGCGAGACGTACACATGCGGCTCCCCGGTGACCGTGTAGCGGAGCCCGCGTGCGACGATCTGATCGTTCGCTCGGATGTCTGGGGCTGGCCCTGGCCGGTAGAGCTTCGGGGTGGTGACGACTGCGGTTCGCCCATCGTTGTCTTCGATGGATCCGCCAGGGTCGACCGCGCAGTTACCGACCTCATGGGTCGGCTCGTCCGGGTAGGTGTCGACGGTGTCGCCGTAGCGGCTGCTGGTGGCCGTGGGCCGGTAGACCTGGACGGTCTCGCCCTTCGGGTACTGGATCACGGCTCAGGGTCGAACAGTGGGAAGCCGGCGATGTCGGCCCCGCATGAGCAGTAGAGCGCCCCGAAGTTGAGGGAACAGGAGTCCGAGTGGATCGCACTGGTGGCGACGGTGTCCACGGAGAACGCCTTCCCACTGCCGCCCTCAGCACAGAGGGCCTTGAGGTCGTCCAGCTCGGACGGGAGGAACATGCCCTTGCGGGTGGTCCTGGTGTCGGTTGCGGCACCGAAGGGGCCTGTGGTGACCTGGGAGAACGCACCCGAGCCGGAGTCGTTCCAGCGGAGGATCGCCCCACGGATGATCGCCTTCGCTGCGGCGTCGTAGGTGAAATCCTCGGACGTGATGCACGGGGCCACCAGGGCGGCCAGTGCCAGGGCGTCGGCGATCATCGCCTCGGCCTTGTCTTCTTCGATGGTGGCGAAGGGGGCCAGGTCGGCTGGCGTGATCGTTACGGCAGGCATTCCCGGCCCCCTTCTGCTACTTGCCCGAGGTCGCGGCAGAACCGCGCTTCGAGCCGGTGGGCTTGGCCGGAGCGGGGGCAGCCTTGACGGCCTCCCACTCCGAGCCGAGCACCTTGTCGTCACGGACGCTCACGAGAGCGCCCGTCCTGGTGTTGCGGTACTTCGCCACGATCAGACGAGGTCGTGGATCTTCGCCACGGCGTTCAGGTCGGCGATGCCCCAGCCGTAGACGACCTCCGCACGGAAGGCCACCTGGTTGTTGCGCTGGAGGTCGCCGGAGCCGTCCGGGTCGCCGTACTCGATGAGCTTGAGCCCGATCGACTTCTGGACACCCCACCGGATGGTGTCGAAGTTGCCGACGAACGCCAGCACCTTCGTGTCCACGGCGAGCACGCTGGTGGCGCTGACGGTGTTCGACACCGACGCTCGGTGACCGTCGAGCTCGCTGACCTCAGTCCCGACGACGAAGTTGGGATAGAGCTTCTGCTCGGAGTTGGTGCCGCGCAGCGACGTGAACAGCGAGGCGTAGGCCGGCGAGGCGGCGATGTCACGAGGCGCGTACCCATCGGCCATGACGAGGGCGTCGGCGGCGTCGAGGCTGACGTAGGGCTTGTTGGCCGCGACGTACTCCACCAGGTTGGTGGTGTCGGTCAGGCCCCCGTTCATGGCGGCGACGACGGCACCACCCGTGGGGTTGATCTCGTGGAAGACGCCGAAGTCGAGCGCCCGGGAGAGCGACGGCTGGACGAGGTCGAGGATCTCGTCGATGACCTCGAGCTGCCGGTCCTCGTTGGCCCACAGGACCTCTTCGTTGAAACGGAGGGTCTTGTGGAACTTGAACGGCTTGATCGGCTTCGACGTGGGGGTGATCGTCGAAGCGCCCTTGGCGCCGCCCTCGGCGACGTACTCGGCCTCGCCGATGTCGAAGGTCCACGACTCGCCCTCGCCGAAGGTCATCGGCGTGGGGGTCGAGAGGGTGGCAACGGCGGAGCCGTTCTTGATCTTGCCCAGCCAGGGGTCGATCTTCTGCTTGGGGATGGTGAGTGAGCCGGTTGCGAATGCAGCCATGGGAGGTTCTCCTTGTGAGTGTCAGGTGCGCTGGGGGAACAGGCCACGCGCGAACTCGCGCATGTCGCTGTCTTGACCGCCTGCGGGCGGGTTGGTCCCCTCTCGGGGGACCTGGTTGCCGTTCTTCTTGCGTTCCTCGGCCCGT